CCATGCCGGCGGACATGCTCTCGCTGCCCACTGTCGCGGTGCCGGTCACGAGATACGCGCCGGCGCCATAATCCGTGCCGGAGAGCTGATCGAGGATCACCACGCCGGCCGGTACGCCAGTGCCGGTGATCGTCTGGTTGGTGAACAGTTTCGCCGCCGATGGCGACGTGACGGTGAGGATGCTGTTGGCAGTGACGGACTGCGGACACGTCGTGGAGGTGCACGGCGTCAGCGCCCCGGTGAACGTGATCGTCGGCGGCGTGAATGTCAGCGGGATCGTATCGCCAACGTTGAACACCGTGCCGCCGACATTAATCGAGGACGAGTTGCCCTGCAGCGCGGTGAAGCCATCGGCCACCGACCCGGACGGCGTGCCGGCATAAATCGCGCCGAAGCCGGTGCCGTTGCTGGTCGTCGTGCCCATCACGTTCCGGCCGGTGTCGTTTCCGGTCATCGTGGCGTAGGAGGCGGTCCAGTCCCACCCGATCGCGTGCTCGCCCGTGCATGTGTCGGAATAGCCCGACGAGAGCATCTGGCACGCGATGGTGCCGTTCGCGGTGTTCTCGGCGCTGGTGACGTGGCTGTATTGCAGCGTGCCGTAGCCCCCGCCGACGCTGTATTTCGCAGTGCCGAGCGACAGCGCCTGCAGCACCGATCCGGAATAACCGCCGGCGAAAAACACCGGGCCGTCGTAGGCGGTCGGCGCGCCGGTGCCCTGGTTGAGCAGGGTGGCGCCGTTGAGCTGGTAGCCGGAGGTGCTGGTGGTGTTGATGCCACCGTTCGCGTTCAGCGGCCCCGACATCGTATCGCCCGACAGGCGAACGTGGTTCACCACGCCGGTGCCGGTGCCGAAGTCGTAGCGACCTGACCCGGTATTGTACGCCATGCTGCCGGTGGTCGTCGGCGTGCTGGCGAGGTTCGGCGCGGTGAAGGTGGTGCTGGCCGAGAGCGTGGTGGCGGCGACCGCGGCCGGCGTGGTGCCGCCGATCGCGGTGCCGTTGATCGTGCCGCCGGTGAACGCTGCCGCGCTGCCGTCGATCGTCTGCGCGCCGAGATGCAGCGGTCCCGTCATGGTGCCGCCCGCCAGCGGCAACGCGTCGGTGATGCCATAGCCGCTGAGCGTCGTCGGGGTCCCGCTCAGATCGACAAACGCCGGCTGCGACAGGTGCGCCACGCCCGACGTGTCGATCGACGACACCCACTGATGCGTCACGCCCGCGACCGCCTCAACGCCGCCGAGCGTGGATAGCGTCGGCGCCGGCAAGCGTGCAGCACCGAGCGTGCCTGTGGTGAGGTCCGACGCGCTGCCGGACGTGGCGACAGCGGCCAGACCTGAAAGCTGCGTCGAAGGGATCGTCGGAAGCTGCACCAGCGGCACCAGGTTGCTGCCGTCGAGGGTGGCCGCAGGCAGCCATGCCGTGCCGTTCCACGTCTCCAGGTGGCCGGTCGTGCTGTTCCACCCGGTCTGCCCCGCCGTGGGGCTGGTGGGGCGCCCCGCCGTGCTCCAGCCATTGAACTGCACGCTGTCCATCGACGGCGAGCCGTGGAACTGCGCGACGGCCGAGACCGGGAACAGCAGGGCGAGTGTCAGAATCAGGCGGCGCATACGAAGCCCCCGTTGTTCCAGAGCTGGCCTGATCCGGCCGCCGGCTGGGTGATTGGAAGGTAGCCAGCGCCATACCAGAGCAACTGGCTTGCGGTGACACTGCCGGCGTAGAGCGGCGGTGCTGATGGCTCTGGCGTCACGCCCGGTATCACGGCCAGGAAGCCGCCGTTGTCCCAGCACGCGCCAGGCCAGAGGCCGGCGGAGCCGGTCGGCAGGCCGAAGTTGGTGACGACTGTGAGGAAGCCGGAGTTGAGGCCGAGCGGCGCGGCGGTCCAGGTGATCGGAGTGCCGAAACCCGAGGCGGTGATCGCCTGCGCGGTGTCGCTCGGCAGGTAGCGAATCACCCGCTGCTTGATCTCGAATTGCACCGCCTCGCCGTCGGCCAGGGTCGTGGTGAACAGGATCGTGTAGTGCTGGCCGCGTCGCGCCTGGCCGCCGGAGACCGTCAGCGTCAGCACCGACCCCAGGAGCGAGAGCGCGGTCGGGGTCAGTTCTCCCGCGCCCGATGGTGCGATGGCCGCTGTCAGGCTGACGATCCCGGTAGCGCTCGGCAGCACGCCCGACAGATCGAACGGCTGTGCGCGGACCTCGCTCGGGTATTTCGGCGGCCACCACAGCGGGGGCGCCTCACCGCGCAACCAGGCGGCCATGGGCTGCGATCCTTGATGTTGGGTGGCGCCTGGTGCGATCAGACGGCGAGGCTGATGGCGTCCGCTGGCAGAGACGATGCGGCGAGCGGGTTGCCGTCGGCGATCAGATCAAGCGCCGCGACGTAGGCAGCGATGGCACCCGCCACCGCCTTGTATTGCGCGACGCTGAACGTGTGCCACGTGCCCGCGGCATCCTTCATCGGGTATGTCGTGGCGCCGCCTGGGAACGTCCCTGTGGTGTCGATCGTCGTCACCACCGCGCTGATCTTGCCCTGCGTCAGCGGGTCGGTCGGGAACAGGGTGGCGGCGAGCGTGATCGAGCCGGAGAGGGCGATGGTGCAGCCGGCCGAGATCGCGGCGCCGGCTTGCTCGGCAAGGTCTGGCTTCGTCGGATCGTGCGCGGCATACACCGCACCCACCGCTGCGATCTGATCTGCCGTCATCGTCGGTCCGAACAGGATCGTGCCGTCCGCCTGCCACGAGAACGGCAGGCCGCTCAGTCCAGCCGCAGCGATTTCAGCGGCGAAGGTCGGGCCGATTGCCTTCATGTCAGCCCCTCACAAACCCTGAAATTCCAATTTGGCACGAGCCGGTGCCGGCGGTCACAATCAGGCCGGGCTGCGCCGAATGATGGCCGTCTGACAGAGAAGTTGCCGCGTGCCCGCCCGCGCACATCGCATAGCCTGCGGCCGTTTCCGATCCGCCCCCTTGGCTGCCGGTCTGAGTTCCGTCGATCATTACACCGGTCTGTGTCGCGGCACCCACCGTATCGTTCGAAACCGTCCCACCAACATCGAACTGCACGGCTTCATCCGCCCATGTCAGGAAGCCGAACGTGGAAGCAGTGCCGACACCGACGAAAGTCGTGCTGGCGGTGCTGCTCGTCACATTGGCACCCTGCAGCGGCAGGCTGCGCCGGTTGAACCAGTTGAGGCACAGCTTCAGCAGCGAGGTATCGACCACGAACTGCCCGCTGCTCGACGTGTAGATCATGCCGACCAGCGTGCGCGAATTGTCGCCGCTTTTGATCTCGACGCCGATGTTGCCAGCCGTGGTGTCGGTCGCGTGCCCCGTGGTGGAGAGTTCCAGCGCAAGCGTGCCGGAGCTGTTGAACACATAGGCATAGTAGAGCGTGCTCGCCGCGAGGCCCGCGCTCAAGACGATGCCGCCGGATGGTATCTGATATTGCGTGCCGGCGATGATGATGTTGCTGCCGTTCAGCGGCGCCAGCTTGATCTGCGTCGCGCTGACCACCGACAGGCGGCACTGGCCGTGCGCCAGGTGCGGATGCAGCGTCGGCAGCTTCCACGGGAGAAACGGCGCCGCGGGATACTGGCTGATGTTGCCGCTCCCGACGGACGCCTGTCCGTTGGCGACCGTCACCACCCACAGCCCGACATTGCCGGCATCCACCGCCGGCGTCGCCTGAGTGCCGGTGGTCGCCGGCGCGCCAGCCTTCAACGTCAGCGTGACGCGTTGCTGCCGCGCGGTGTAATTCGGCGTGCCGGCATTGCCGGGCCCGCTGTAGGGCTGCGCCGGGTTGCTCGCGTTGTAGTAGGGCAGCACCACCGAGCCACCATCGGTCTCGCTGAATGCCGCCTCGATCAGGTAGTTCACCGAATTGCCCGCGCCCGATGGCGCCGGCGTCGAGAAATTCGTCACCCCGACCGCGTTGATGCCGAGCTTCACCAGCGGATCGCTGTCCGATGCGAGTGAGCCATAGGCGCTGGCGTCGATCGTCTGCAGCGAAAGGAGGCTGCCCTGGCCGACATTGACGCCGAGGCTCGCCGGAGCGGTCGGCACGCACGCGAGGCCGTCGGCGATCGTGGACGTGCCGAGCGCCATCTGCGCCAGGTAGCCCAGCGCGATCATCATGTTGCGGTTCGTGGACAGCAGGTCGGTGTCGAGCGGGATGGCGCTCGGGTAGACGATGACGCGATCGGTCATGTGTCACTCTGTCAGTTGAGGATGCGCACCCAGGCGGTGATGCCTGCCGCGATTATTCCGTTGATCGCCGCATAGATTTGCGCGTCGGTGACCGTCTCGCCCGCGAGCGCCAGCGTGGCGTACTCGAGCGCGCCCGCGCCGTAGCCGCCGCCCGCCCAGCCGCTGCCGGCATAGTAGCCGCCCACGTAGGGCACGCCGGCGAGGATCGGGCGGAACGCCGTGATGAAGAACTGATACGGCAGCAGCAGCGAGCCATAGCCGCCGGCGACGCCATAGCCGAGGCTGCCGGTGCCGTAGCCGCCAGCGTCCGCGGGCCGGGTCGGATTGAACACGATCGGCGCGCGGCCGGTCAGGCTCTGCATCGCCGCCACGATCGCCTGGCGCGTCATCTTCGGCGCCAACACCGCAAGGCGGATGCGCAGCGAGAATGTAGCGTCCGCCTCGTTGGTACGGCGCGCCAGCGTGCCGCCGAGATAGTCCTGCGAGGCGAGGTCAGCCCAGCCGTCCGTCACCGAAGCGGCGCGGGTCTGCAGCGCGGCATAGGCGATCTGGCCGTAATTGACCGAGAAGGCCGCAGCGGGGCCGGCGAGCTGCGCGGTGAGGCGCGGGGCACCCGACGGGAACCACTGCGTCGGCGCCGCGCGCGCGAGCCGCCAGGCGATATCGGAGGGGTCGCCTGTGGCCATCAGTGGACCGTCACCGCACCGGCCTTGATGACCTGCACAGCGCTCGCCAGCAGATCGGCCGTGCCGCCATTCAGGGTCAGGCCGGTGACGGCCGAGATGTTGGCCGAGCTGTCGAAGATGACCTGGTAGAGCCGGGCATACGGCAGCACCGTGCCGCGCGGCAGCGTGTTGACGTAAAGGTCGATCGCATTGGTCGCCGCGGCGATATCGACGGCGTGTTTCGTGGCATCGATGCTGGCCACGGTGCACCCGATGTTGGCGGTCACCACCGTGGGGGCGAATACGCCGTACGCCATGCCCTCGGCCAGCACGGTCAGCACCTGGGCATTCGCCGCGGCCAGCAGGCTCGACGGTGGCGATCCGGTGCCGTCATCCACCACCACGGTGACGAAGCCATATTGGGTGGTGCCGGCGTAGGTTTGATTCGCCAGCACGCCGCAGATGACGCCTTGCTGGATCGACTCCACCGCGTATTGGATCGCGGCCGCGGTGCCCTGGCGAAGAGACGCGAGGTAGAGCGGAAAGCGCGCCCGGAAGGCAGCATCGCTCTCCGCATCGAGGCCGCTGGTCAGCGCGGCGGCGTTGGTCACGCTGTCGATGCCGACGATCGCGCCGACGAAGCTCGTGATGGTGTTCGCCAGCACGTTGCCGGCGCTCCCCGCCGTCACCGCGGCGATCGGCAGCAGGATGGAGGTCGCGCCGCCGGCGGCCAGCACGTAGCCGTTGAGGGCGGCACTCCATGCTGGGTTGGCGGGGTTGGTGGTGATGGCGAACTGTTGGCCGCCCGGACCCGTCGAAATCAGCGATCCGGCGGCGATCACCACCTGGGCGGTGTTCTGCAGCCGGGTGAAGGCCGCCGCGCCGGCCGCCGCGACAGCCGGCAGGCGGGTGAAAAACCAGTCCGCCATCCAGCCGTCCAGGTCGGCGCCGCTGCAGGTCGCCGCGCGGGTCAGCGCCACGGTCTGAGCGGCCTGCGCCTGCAGCCACAGGGCGACGCTGTCGTTGCCCTCGACCAGCGCCAGGGTTGTGCTGCCTTCGGACGCATCAATGATCACGCCCGACGCCTCGGCGCCGGCCTGGATCGCGCCGACCTGCAGGGCGGTGAATGCATCGCGGCTGAGCCACTGCGGTGCGGGCATTGCCTCTCACCCTCCCACGTTGAAGCTGAACTGCTGCGGCGTGCCGGACGTGTCGGCGTAGGCGATGTCGATCGTGGTCACACCGGTGGCCAGCATGGTGACGCTGACCGACGGGAGCGGCACCCGGGCGACGGACGGCTCGGCGAGGATCTGCGACATCACCAGCGCCTGGATGCTGCGCGCATCAACCGCGTTTCCGATGGTCTGCGGCAGCCCGACGCCATAGCCGGGATGCCAGGGGTAGGCGGATCCGCGGCTGGTGGTTGGCGCGGTCATCAGCCGCCGGATGACGCGCTGCAAGGTGCGCGCGGCGCCGCTGACCAGGTTGAGGTCCCCGGTCGGCGTCTCGCCGGGATCGGTGCCGAACAGGTGGTCGATGTCCGAAAGCGCGGCCATGGTCACTCGCCCTGAACGACTGTGGTTAACGCGCCGGCGCCGGCCGTGGTGGTGGGCGTGCCGGTGTTGGCGCCCCCGTTACCATTGCTGTGCACGTGGGTATCCGCCCAGGCCTTGAACAACGACGTGCAGAAGCCGCGCAGCGTGTCGGAAAGCGATGCGCCGATCCGGACCGCCGGGGCGATGAGGTCGATCTCGTTGGCGGCCGTCAGCCTGATGCGCGGCCCGGTGAGGTCGATCTCGACCTGGCCGTTGATGCTCACCTTCCCGTCGGCTGTCGCCTTCAGGTAGCTGCCGCTGGCGTGGATCATCCACACCTCGCCGGCGGGCACCGCTGGCGGCGGGTCGCTGGTGGTGTGCACGCGGCCCACCGCGACCGGGGATCCGCCATGGTGCTCCTGATGCACCACCAGCACCTGGTCATTCGGCGAGCGCCCGACGTAGACCCCGGCGCCGCCCGAGCTGAGCGTGGCGATCGCTCCGAAATTGGTCTCCACCACATCGCCGGCCTGGTCGGGGTATGCCGCTTCCGGCATCACCAGCCCCTTCGATGTGTGGGTCGCCGGATCGTAGCCGGTGACGATCACCATCCGCGGGTCCGCAATGCGCACGGCAATCTGTCGGGCGATCTCGGTCTTGATCCGGTCCCACAGCAATTCCATCACAGCGCGGCCTCGCCGGCGGTCGGGTGGTTCTTGAGGTGCGCCGTCATCGCGTAGCCGGTCGCATCGATCGTGTGGTTGACCTCGGACAGGTAATACCGCGCATCGAAACTGGTGCCGGTGCCGATGAGGCGAGCCGCCCGGCGGACCGATACGGAGGGGTCGCCCTGCATCGTCACGTCCAGCGTCCGCTCGAATTTCGAAAGGTCCGCCAGCGTCGCGGTAGCGAGCTGCTGGGCTTGCTCCTGCGTCAGGCCGGGCCGGCGGATCGTGTAGTTCTGCGTCCGCTCAGCGCCACGGCTCGCCGAGGACTGCGGTGCCTTCTTGCCGGCCCGCGCGGCGGTCACCTTCACTGTCCTGCCGGTCTGTGACGAGTGGCTCAGCACGGTGACCGACATGTCGCCCGCGAGGGTCAAGGACCGCCGCAGCTTGAGGCTGAGGGCGTTCGATGTGATGCCGCCCTGGGCTCGCTGCACGCTGATGGTCCAGGGCCGCGGGTCGCTGTCGGCTTGCGGCGGCCCGAAATAGAGCGTGGTGCCGGTGACGTAGGTATCGAAGCCTTCCTGCTGGGCGAGGAAGGTGATCAGGTCCCACATGGGGACTTCCTTGGCGAGGCTCACATAGGCGTCCCGATAGTAGGGGCCGACCGGTGCCGTGGTCGCTGTCACCTGCGGCGTGAGGCCTGCCTGGATGGCGAGTTGGGTGACGATCCAGGACGCCACGTGATCAGGCCACTTGTTCGATGTCTTGGTGTCGATCAGCACCGCGGTCAGGTCCCGCCCGGAGAGCGAGAGCGTGCCGCCGATCGGGTCGATCTCGATGTCATCGACCTGGCCCACCAGCAGCGACGTGAGGCTCGATGGCTGCGCCGCTACGCTGTCTGTCGGCTGCAGCAGCCCAACCAGCAGCTCGACGCGCAGGCCGGCCGGCGCATCGGCCCAGTACCGTAGCCCATAGCCCTGGGGTTGCTGCCACGGCTCCAGTTCGGCCCGCCACGTGTCGGCGGTGAAGTGGGCCCGGTTCTCGACCGCGATGCTGATCGGCTGCACCGGGACGCCACCGATGCGCAGCACCGGGCGCGGCCGGCGGACCTGGGAGAGTTGTCCGCTCATTGGCTCGCGAGGATCCCGCCGTTCGCCCGCGCCGCGCTGTAGGGCGGGATCGTCAGCACGATGTTGGCCCGCACCATCGGATCGCCGCCGAGTGCCGGGTTGGCGGTGGCGATCAGCGTCCAGCCTTCCGCATCGCCATAGAAGCGCGCCGCCAGGCGGTAGAGATCGTCGCCGGGCGAGGCTGAAAAGCTGACCGTGGCCATGCTCAGAGCCCCAGCGTGGTGGCGTTGATGAACAGGCCCATCTGCGCGAGCCGGGCGGCGCAGTCGGCCGCCGAGGCGATCGCCTGGGCCTGCGCGACCAGGTTGCCAACATCGGCCGCGAGCGTGGCGGGGTCGGTGCCGGATTGCAGGACCCCCGGCGCGCCGATCGCGGCCATGTTGGCGTTCGCGGCTGTGGACGTCGCTGCCGCCGCCGCCTTCGCCGCGGTGAGCACGGCGGTCAGGGCGGCGAGCTGGTCGAGCGTTGCGGCGGCCGGGCTCGGGATGTTGGCCATCTGGGCGTCCACAGCCTGTACCGCGGCCAGCAGCGCGGCGGTGCCGATCGGGGCGATTGCCACCGGGGCGACTTCGCTGATCGGTGGTGGCGGTGGCGCGGTCGAGGCGAGGATGCCGGGCGGGTAGCCCTGGACCACGATCGATCCGGTCCCGGCCGCGATATTCACGGACCCTGCTGCGCCGGCCGAGACCACCGGCGCGTAGCCGGTGATGTGGATCGCGCCGGCGGCCGGCGTGATCGAGGTCGGCCCCGGCGCCGTGCCGTAGTTGATGACGAAGAACCAATTCTCCGCGGCCATGTTGAAGGTGACCGAGGTGGCGTTGGTGGCGCTGACCGCCGCCGTGGTGATCGACGATGCGCCGCTGGTGATGTTGTAGCCCTTCACCGACGCCATGGCGTGCTGGTTGAAGGTGATCGTGACCGGCGAGGCCGTGCCGCCCGGCGCGAGTTGCTGGTTGACGACGTAGAGGCCGAAGACGCCCGAGCTGACCTGGAAGAGGCGCGCCCTCCCTCCCGTGCGTGGCGCATTCGGCAGTGGGGGCGCCAGCCCGGCGATCGTGAAGTCGAGCTTGCCCGGCGTGAAGGTGTGCTTGTTGGCGCCCGCGTCCGGCAGCAGCGAATACATCGCGCGCAGCACGTAGGCGCACGGCCGCGGATTGACGCCGCCGGTCTGGGGAAAGAAGCCGCTTTGGTAGACCGTCCCGTAGTCGATCAGCGGATACCAAAGCCACAGATCGAACCCCAACTCGAATGCCGACAGATAGAAATGCGGCAGGTAATACGCGTCGTAGGCCGGGTTGAGCCGCAGGCCGTAGATCGGATTGCCGCTCCCATCGTGACCTGTGACGGTCATGTTGTAGAGGGTCGGGTGCCACTCGGTGATGATGAGCGGCTGGTTACGATACGGCAGCCGTACGCCCTGCCACACGTCGTCCATGCCGCCACCGCGGCCGGAGCCATCGTCGGCGTCGGGCGCGCTCGGCGGGTAGATGTGGACGTTGCCGACCGCCGATTCCGAGACCAGCGTCGCGATGTCGGCGTCGGACGCGTAGCCCCCACCGCCGGAATTGTACGCGGAGTCGATGTAGCCTTCGGGAAACGGCGTTCCAATGACGATCGAGGGGCCGGCGACTGTGGCGGTGCCGGGGGCGCCCGAGGCAACGGCGCCCTGGATGCTGACGGTGGTGGAGACGGGCGTCTGGCCGCTGCCGAAGTCGGTGTTCGGCTCGTTTATCCCCTCCAGGAATTCGATGCAGGCATTGGCGTTCGCGAGCGAGATCATGCTCGGCACGTCGGACGTCGAGCCGCCGCCGCCGATCGCCATCGTGAACTTCGCGCCGGTCGCGCTGTTCACCGCCGGGATCCAGGTCGATTGGATCGATTCCCGGCCCGCATAGTGATACTCGCGTACCTGGAACGTCATGCCGGAGCTGGCGGTGAGCCAGTTGATGCCGGCGGCGGTCGAGGAGACCGAGTAGTCGGCCGGGTAGGCGCCCCACACGTTGCTGCCACTCGACAGGCTGGAGAACGTGTTGGCGCCGCCGCGCTCGATCATGTCGGCGTAGCGGCTCGCCGAAACCCCGGTCGGGTCGCCGGGCAACGTGCCGCTGCTGCTGCCGAGGGAAACGGTCGGGGCCGCACCCGTCAGCGTGATTGCCCCTGCCGCCGGCGCGATGTTGGTCGAGCCGGCGGCGAAATACGTGATGACGATGATGCCGGGTGCGCCGTTGCCGCCCCTGTCGGCATTGCCCGTCGAGGTGTCCGTCGCCGCGCAGCCACCGCCGCCGCCATAGAGGCCGCCGTTGCCGCCGACCAGCGTATCGGTGCCCAGGTAGCCCGTCGCGGCCGCGCCGCCACCGCCGCCGGCGCCGTGCGTCGCATCCCACTCGGTGCCGTTGCCGCCGGCGCCGCCCGCTCCTGCCGCGCCGTAGCCGCCGGGCGCGCCGTAGCCGCCGCCACCGCCACCGCCTGCCGTGCCCGCGCCGCCCGCTGGCGTGCCGGGCGTGCCGGCCGCGCCGAAGCCGACGGCGGAATGGTTGGTGCCGCCCGGGCCACCGTTCGGTCCGACCGAGGTGGTCGGCGTCGCACCACCGCCTGCGCCGCCGCCACCGCCGGCGCCGCCGTTGTTGATCGCGCCCGCCGCGCCGGCGCCATTGGGGCCGCCTGCGCCGCCGCCGCCGGAGAAGCCGCCACTGCCGCCGCCGGAGCCGCCGGCATACTTGACCGTGCCGACCGCGCCCGTCGTGCTGCCGCCAGCGCCGGGGGACGTGCCGCTGATGCCGCCGCCGCCCGGGTTGGCGCTGACCGAGGCCGAGGCGACGGACGTGCCGTTGAACCACGTCGCCGTGCCGGCCGCGCCATTGTTGCCCGGGCCGGAGCCGGAACCCTGCGCGCCGCCCGCGCCACCCGCGCCGACCTGATAGGCGACGCTGGCGCCGGCCGTCAGCGCGAGGTTGATGATCTTCGAATAGGCACCCCCACCGCCGGGCTGCGTCTGGTAGCCGTTGGACGCGCCACCGCCGCCTGCGATCACCTCGATCGTGTTGCTGCTGGAATTCCAGTCAGCCGGCACCGTCCATGTCGTGCCCGAGGTGAGATAGATCGTGGCCACGGCTGCGCGCGCCGATCAGGGGGTATGCGTGATCGTGAGGATGCCGCTGGCGTTCGGCGTGATGGTGAGCGTGCCGCCCCCACCGGTGACCGATCCGGCCCCGGTGCAGTCGCAGTAGCAGACCAGGGGATCGGTACCCGCCAACGACGAGCCGGCGCGGCGGACGATCGCTGCATACCGGAACGTGGCGGAGAAGGTGGGCCAGCTCGGCGGCGTCGCGTTGAACGTGATGGTCCCGGCCGCCAGCGTATCGGTGACGCTGCTCAGAACCACGCCGCCCTGGGTGTAGCCGGAGCCGGTCGCAATCTCGTTGGCCGAGATATCGGACCAATGCGTGTCGCTGTTGGGCGCGGGCGTGTAGGCGTTGCTCAACAGCACCATGACGTAGGTGCCGCTGGACAGGGCCAGCGCGCCCTGCGTCAGCGAGAGCACGGCGTTGGAATAGGCGGTGAAGGCACCGGCTGCCATCGAAGCGTCCTTTGCGGGGGTGGATCAGCCGACCAGGCCGGCGAGGGCCTCGGCGGCGAGCAGGGCAGCGCCGAGCGCGTTGGTGATCTCGGCGTCGGCGGCGATCTCGGGGAGGGTGAGCGGCTGGTTGGCGTCGGCCAGCACGGTGCAGCTCACGCTGTAGCCGATGTGGTAGTAGCGCCGGAACTGCATCTCGGCCTGCGACACGATCACCACGTAGTTGCGCGTGGACCAGGTCAGCGGCACCGGCAGACCCTGCGCCGCCATACCGGACAGCAGGTCCCAGCGCAGCTCGGCGGTCGGGCCTTCGAACCAGCCGCTCCATTGGATCGGGTCGTAATCGGCGCCCATGGTATCGGCGGTGCGCGCGCCGCCCGGATAGCGGCGCATGGTGAGTGTCTGCTTGACGCTGGCCCGGATCGCCTCTGGCACTTCGAAGTCGAACAGCACGACGGGGCCGAGGGCTGCGAAGAAGTCCACGCCGGCGACAGCATCGAGGACCGCGTGGCCGATGGTGGCGCCGGCGATCGCCGAGACGACACCGGACATCAGAGGCCCCCGCCGGCGAAGCCCGGCATGGCATAGCTGGGCGCGATTCGGATGTCGGGCGCGGTCGCGGTGGTGGGCGGGCGGGTCGCCTCGTGACCGAACAGCCTCTTGAACCAGCGGCCGACCTTATCGCCGTCGAGGTACACGTCCCCGTGGGTTCCCGCGCCGCTGGTGCCCGACGGGTTGAGCGGATCGCCGGAAAACTTGCTCGCTGGGGCAATGGGCGTGCCGTCCACGTTGAAGCCATCGGCCGTTTGCATCTGCGTGGGTGACGTGACGCCCATGCTCTTGCGCAGCTTCTCCAGCTTCTCTCGCGTCTCCGGCGTTTCGTGGTCGGAGCCAAGTTTGAGGCTCGTCAGGATGCCGGCGATGACGGCTGCGCCGGTGAGCACGCCAACAAGGATGCTGATTCCGGTAGCGAGGCTGGTTGCGGCGGCCGCGGCTTCGGCCACTTCAGCTCCAGCCAGCGCGCCTCGGAGAGCCTTCACGCCGGTAATGAAGGGCGAGAGCAACAGCCCGAAAGTGCGGATAGCGCCACCGAGGGCGAGGATGGCTCCGATGCCACCAGCAAACCAATAAAGCGCCGCGGCGCCCATCGGATGATTAGTGGCGGCCTCCTGCAGAAAATCCAGAGCGCTCGTCAACTTGCGCAGCACATAGATCGCGCCTGGATTACCAGCCTTGCCGATGGCGGCCATGAGGTTGTCGAACGCCTTGGTGAAATTCTGGACGTTGAAGCCGAGGTCGCTGGCGAGAAACGAATTGTAGATCGTCTGCACGTCCGGCATGCGCTGCCAGCGGCGTTCCTCGTTTTGCAGGATTGGCCAGTTGGAATCGACATCCGAGATCAGGCGCGCGGATGTCTGCCGGCTCGATAGCTGAAAGATGCGCTGGATCACGCCGACCACATCGATCGGCTTGCCATGGGCATCCTTCCTGTTGCGCAGCTCCTGCAGGTGATCGTGCAGCCAGGTGAACGGATGGGCCATGAAACCGGCCTGATCTGGCACGGCATCCTGATCCATTACCACGTGGCCGCCGCGCTCGACGCGCCACTTGCCGGGCGTCAGCCATCCCGCTTCCTGCATCGCCAGCGCCACGCGCTTGCCGGCGACGACGTGGCCGATCATCTGACTGAACAGCGACATGGTGGCGGTGCCCGCAGGGCCGGCGCCGAGGGCGTTGATGATGCCCGGCGCCATGCCCCACATCTCGTCCGAACTCATGTTCCGCACGGCCGGTCCAGCCTGCCGGATGAACATGTAGAGCTTCTGTGGATCGACCAAGCCTTCGGAGGCGACGATGCTGCGCGTCATCGCGCTGAACTCGGCAGCGAACTCCGCCGGATCGACCTTGCCGTCCTTCGTGACGTGCCCGCGCAACTCCAGCGCCTTAACGGCGATCTGCGCGAGATCGACGTTCTTATCGACGTAGGCCGAAGTGACGCGACTGCCCATGGCAACCAAGGGCGCCACTCCCTGGGCCTCTCCTAAGTCCCCAAGGGTGCCGAACAGCTCGCGCTGCAGCTTAACGTTTTCGGCGACATCGGTGCCGCCAACGCTCCGCGAAATCCGGAACGCAAGGTTATTGACCTGCTGCACCTGCTGAGGGTTCAGTTGCGCGCCGATTTGTATCTTCGTCAGCTCGTGGTTCAGCTTCTCCGCATGCTTGGTGGCGTCCGCCAACCCCTTGACGATGGCGCCGCCCGTGAACACCGCCGCGACCCCGATCGCCAGCGAGCCGATGTTGCCGAGCGACTTCTCCAGCTTGCCGGCCTCGACGCGCGTGCGCGTGAGATGCTCCAGCAGCGCACCCAAGACCTGCGCGCCGTTCGAGCTCATCGAAATGCGCACGCCGACGCGAAAAATGTCGATCATGGGTGCCTCAGAAAAGCGAAGGGCGGCCCGAAGACCGCCCTTCATTCAGCCGCCGGCCGAGCCACACCGTGCCGCGACACGCCTTGCCACACCACACCACGCCTGCCCAGCCATGCCACGCCTAACCCGGCCCGGCGTTGCCTAACCCAGCCATGCCTGCCCGGCCTCGCCTCGCCTGCCCCGCCACCGTGCGGGATCGGTATGGCTACCGATCCGCCAGAGGGCTCGCCCCTCTGCCCTTGCCGCATGCCTGCGCCGCGGTCTCGATCGCCGCGAAGACATCGGCCAGCTCGACGTAACCCTGATACCGCTCGCGCCACTGTTCAAGCTCGCGCAGCGCGCGCTCGATCACCTGCTGGCGCAGCTCGGCGTCGGACATCGCGACCGGCAGGCTGGTGTAGCCCTGCTGCTCGTTCTGATGCACCGACACGAAGGCCCGCACCTGCCGCGTCACCCCGGCCGGCTTCACCGTCACAACCAGCGCCCCGATCAGATGCCGGGCCTGTTCCTCGCGATACCGCTCGGCCGCCTCGCTGTCGTTCCACTCGAAGGCGGGATGCAGCGTGTGCCGCACGTCGCGCGCCGCATCGACCACAAAGGCCGGTGTCAACGCGCCGTTCGCCTTCTTGCGCAGGTGCTCGATCTCCTCGCCGGCCGCCTGCGCCTCCACCGGAATGCGCGCGCCGGATCGCCACTGATAGACGGTGCCGGGCATTACCGGCCCTCCGCTTCGGTGGCGACGTGGAACAGCCCGAAACTGCCACCACGCTCCGGCCGCCACTCGCCGACGCCAATGCCGAAACCGGCCGCCGAGAACAGGTTGACGATCTGCTCGGCCGACAGTGCGCCCGCGTTGTAGCGAATGGCGAGATCGGCGGACCAGGCTTCAAATTGCCCTCGGTAGCGGATGTCGGCGACTCCCATGCCCACGCGCACCATATCCTCGCGCGGCGTCGGCGCGCCGTTGATGCGCACCAGCTCCGCGTTGATGTGGAAGGCGCCGCGCGCCTCGGTCATCTTGATGCCATCCACGAACCGGCACGCGCCCACGGCCGCCGCCTTGAAGGCAATAGCCGGGAAGCCGTAGCCGCCGCCCGGCAGATGATAGAGGCTGTCCTTGTAGTCCTGCTCTGGCGACTTGGCCTCCTTCGCGGCCTTCGCCTTCTTCATCTGTTTGTCGAGCATCTGCCGCTTGGCCTTTTCGGACCAAGCGTGACAGATGAGCGGAGCATCACCGATCAGGCGGATATGCACTGTCCGGATGTCGATCCGGGGCAGCGTGATGGCCTCGGCCTGCGCGGCCGGTGCGGGTTTCTTCGCCATCTCAGTTCGGCCGCCCCAGGCCATGGGGCTCGGGCGGCAGCGGGTTTCCGGTCTCGATGAACCGGATCAGCATCTCGGCGGCCTGGCAGGCACCCAACGCCTCCAGCGTCGAGCCGAAGCCATCGGACGGGCAACTCAGCGACAGCGCGTAGGCCCGTAGTGCCTGCGCGTCGGTGTGCAGGTCGGTCTGCAGCGCAGCCTGCGCGGCGTCCCGCAGTGGGTTGCGCCTCGCGGCGGGGCTGGTTGGTGCTACGATCGTCACAGCCTTGGGCATCGGGAACCTCCGTGCTCGGGTTAGGCCGGGCGGGGCGTTGGTCGCGTCCCGTTCGGCCGCTTCTGCTTGCGAAGCCGCGGATTATCTGCCATTAGAAAATGATGGCGTCAATACCTAATGACAGAAAATCGCGAGGGCGGCCCAAGGTGGGCGCGACACACGTCGGAGTGCGCATCTTGCCGGCCCAACTCGCCCGCCTGGATGCCTGGATTGCCACGCAACCCGATCCGAGGCCGTCACGCCCCGAAGCGATCCGTCGGCTGGTCGAAGCGGCATTGGGGCGATCGCTCGCGGATAATTAACCCTTCCTTATGCTTGTCGGTCGCACACTGGTGTGCGATATGATGGAGCCGTGGATGGCGGTGAACTCGTGCGGAAGCTGCGACGGCTCGCCAAGGAGCGAGGTCTCCCGTTTTCCTATGAGCCCCGCCACGGGAAGGGTAGCCACGGGCAGTTGCTCATTGGCGACAAGCTTACCACGGTGAAAGACCCGAAGAAGGAGATCGGTCCCGGGCTGCTCAACGCCATGTTGAAGCAACTCGGCCTGACAAAAGACGACCTCGCGTGACGCGGGGCCCGAAGGAGAAAGCCATGCAATTCATCTACCCCTACACCGTCGAGCAGTCCGAAGACGGCGCATGGCAGGTCCGCTTTCCGGATGTCCCGGAGGCCCTGACCGAAGGCGACACCGAGGACGAGGCCCACGCACTTGCGCCCGATGCCCTGCTGGCCGCACTCGGCGGCCTGGCGAAGGTGAAGCGCGACCTGCCGCCGCCGTCGAAGGCAAAGGGGCGTCCGGTCGTGATCGTGCCGGCGCTGCAGTCGGCGAAGCTCGCGCTCTACCTGGCGATGCGAGAGCAGGGCCTCAACAACGTGACCTTGGCCCGCAAGCTGGGGAAGCAGGAGAACGAGGTAAGGCGCATGCTGGATTTGGATCACGAGACCAAGATCGGCTCGCTGGAAAACGCCCTGTGGCTCCTCGGCAAGCAAATGGCGAGCGAGGTGCGCGAGGCAGCTTGAGGGGGCGCCTACTTCCTCCCGGCCCCGATCGGCGTCGGAGGGGGTGGCCTCGCCGTGCTGCTGGTGGTTCGCTTCGTCGCCATGGGTAGGCTCCGCTGTGGCATGATGGACATCTTGCGGGCGGCGTAGCAGTCTCTGCGCATGCCGCCCTTGGATCCCAGGACTGACTTCCGAGACGACGGCGGCACGCCTGGCTGGCGTGCCCGGCGAACGATTGATGTTCAGCCGCGGCGCGGGTTCTGGTGGACGCTCTGGCATCTCCCGGTGCTGCAGTTCGTGTCGATCCTCATTGTGCTCGGGCTGACCGTGCCGATCGTCATCATCATCGGCGGCCTCGCCCTCTTCGGTCTCTGGGACCACCTAGTCGGGAATTAGCAGTTCGCCGCCGAAGACGCCCCGGCCGACCAGCGCCTTCACAGCCGAGCGGCCAAGGATGTGAGCAACAGCCTCCCCCTTGCGCACGGCCGCTGTGCCCAGCACGGACCGCGGCGGTTGGCGGGAGGTGCCAAGTTCGAACCAGGCCATCTCCTCGGCGTCTGAACCCACCACCGCCTCATCATGCCCGACAGCATGTCCGATGCTGTCGCGCATCTCGCCGGAGCGCAGGCCGGGTTCGTTTTCGGCGTAGCCTGCCTTGACGCGATCGGTCTTCGTGCTGTCGGCCAACTCGGCCCACGCGGCGAACGGACCCGCCTGATCCTGATAGGTGCCCAGCTCGCGTTTCGCTTCCTCCTGCACGACGCGGGCGGCGCGATCCAGCCCCTCGTGCATTGCTTCATCCAACCGCATGCGGAAGCCGGCCAGGTGGCCGATGAACGCGCCGAGACTCATCTCGCTCATTTGCGGTCCTTCCATTTGCACGCCGTCCAGTCGAACTCGCCGCCATCGAGCGAGCCGAGCGCCATGCAGTAACCCTGCCGCTCGACCACATCCATGCCCATGATCACATCCCAAGGGATGCCGTTGCGTGCCAGCTTCAGCACTTCCAGCACGCCTGGATGTTCGGCGATCAGGCGGATTTCGCTAAAGGGTCTACCGGATCGCGGCCGGCGCCCCCCGCCGCCGCTTCGGCCGCCGCATGCACTTCATCGATCTGGCGCTGCATCTCGGCCATGAGGACGCCGAACCCAGCGTCGCCAACCATGCGGATGATCGTGTCGATCGCGCGTTCATTGGTTGGAAAGGGAATGGGATCGCCGTCGATATCGGCGACGCCCGCCGCCATCGTTACCAGGTTGACATAGGGCTCGTTGCTGCTTTGCGCTGGACCGATGGCGCGCAGCAGCCGAACCTGGTCAAGCACGTTCAGCGTACGCAGCGTGAGCTTGCGGCCGAGCGCGTCTGTGACCACGGTCGCGCCGCGGACGGTTGGCGCTGCGGGCGCGGCGGAGGCGGGCGCCGGGTTCAAAGTCACCCGCGGCGCGGGCGGCAGGCTGTCTGACATGCTCATTGCACCTTGATGCGGC